GATTAGTTGATGAGAACATTATCAAAAGTTCGTGATAGTATATGTGAGAATGGAGAGTTTTGCAACATGATTGCAAATGCAACTCTAGTATGTGCCTTTGGAGGCATAATGGTGAATTCCATTGCCATTCTTACTTAAACTGTCAGAATGTATTAGGGGAGCTTCGGCTCCCCAACCTATAGGAGAAAAAATGCAAATTTCAATAGAGGGGTTATCCCTAATCAAAAAATTCGAAGGAATGGAACTAGAGGCATACAAGTGTGCAGCTGGCGTATGGACTATCGGATATGGACATATTAAAGATGTCAAAGAAGGAGATGTAATTACCAAAGCAGAAGCAGACGAAATGTTAGTGCATGAAATAGAGGAGTACGAAAACTATGTGAACACAGCGGTAACCGTTCCACTTTCTCAATGTCAATTCGATGCAATTGTGTCTTGGGTGTTCAATCTCGGTAATGGTAATCTTCGCGCTTCAACTATGTTGAAAGTCATCAACTCTGGCGACCACGCTGGAGTCCCTGCTCAAATCAAAAGGTGGAACAAAGCAGGCGGTAAAGTCTTAGAAGGACTTATCAGAAGAAGGGAAGCAGAAGCTTTATTATATGAGGGAAAAGACTGGAGCAATGTCTAAGTTTCTAGATAAAGTAAATGAGTGGTGGTTTTGGTTTAAAAACCTATTCATTACTTATTATAGTCTCAAAGTGAGTTATAATGCTACTTGGGGAGATGCAGACGACCAAGAATTTATCGTCAAGAAGTTCATCAAAAAACAACCAAAGTTTATATCATTCATCACAGAGGACGGAGAGTTAGTAGAGATTAGTGGTGCTGATGGACTTAATTACAGGATTCAAGAATTATGAACCAATTAACAATAGGTGGATTAGTTGTATTAGGAGGTCTATGCTACTTTCTATACAGTCAGAATGAAACCTTAAAAGAAAACAATATCAAGTTAGAAAATGCAGTGCAAGCCCAGCAAGAGGCAATGGACACACTGCGAGAGTCTTACGAAAAACAAGGTAAGTCTCTTATGAATATGTCTAGAAGAAACTCAGAAATAGAAGCTGAAAAAGCAGAGTATCTTGCAATATTTAGCAGACACAATTTAGATATGCTAGCATTGAAAAAGCCTGGTCTTATGACTAACAGGTTCAACAATGGTAGTGAAAAAGTGATGGAGGGAATGGAAGATGATACAGAAAAGTTATACGAGCTTACTGTGCCTAGCACTGACGATAAGTAGTTGTAGTTTACTTCCTACTAAGAAAGTAGAAATAGTATCTAAACCAATTGAAATCGACATCATGCAACCTGATTTACCAAGACCAGTAGAGCTTACAGCTCCTCAATGGTGGGTAGTATCAGAAGCAAGAATTACAAACCCCTGTATCAAAAGAGTGCAAGATGATGGCAGTATGAAAAGACCTAAATCCTGTCTCAAAGAAGATACAGAAAATCCAGATTGGCCTGAAGGTTATACCTACCTAGACCAGTTTTTGGATGAAATGAAAGAACAAAATAATGGAGAAGTACTCTTTGTAGGAACAACCATTGGAGATTATAAAGTCATGTCAGAAGATATGCAAGAGTTAAAAAGGTACATCAATCAACTAGGAGAAGTAGTAATATACTATCGAACAGTTACAGCTCCAAGCGAGATAAAAGATGAGAAATGAGAAAACTTTTAATAAACAACCGAGAAATACTTGATTCTTTAGATAGTTTAGCTACTCAAGTATTACAACACCCTACTACGTTTAGATACACACCACCACCTAATGTGACTATGGCAAGACTTAAAGCAGTTATGGATGCAGATGATGGTACAATAGAAGAGTCTAATGGTGTAGATTATTCAGGTAGAGTTTTTAATACAAATGAGTATCAACATTACTCTAGTGTAGATACTGGAATAAAATCTTTTAATGCAAAAAGACCTCTTATGTTAAAGTATCAGTTTTTAAAATGGCTAAGAGATACAACAAATAATCAAGCATGGGAAATGGACACATGGGAACTACAACCAGAGTACCATGGATGGACACCTTGGCATAGTGGAAAAAATAAACCAATAAACTTTGTAAGATTTATTTGGAATTCAGGTTCTGGAGTAACGAATTATGTAGCAGAAGGTAAACATTATAAGTACAGAGATTCTAAATACACAGGACAAAAGTGTTGGAATTGTTTAGTAGGAAAACTAGACGGAAGACAGTATTTATCTGATAGAAATATTGGTAATCATAAAAGAGTAATAATACAGTTTAGCTTACCTTCAAAATACAATACAGCATTAGAAGAGTTTGTACATATCTTATCAGAAGGACAACTTACACAACCTTTAGAAAAAGGATATGTACCCTATGAAGCAAGAGTAAATTGGGACTAAATGTTTAAGCTCATTAGAATGTTATTCTGGAGGAAAGAGTTAACTTCCTCCTCCAATTGGTTTGATAAGAATCAACCAGCACAAGATAGATTCTGGGAGTTAGAAGATTGGAATGAAGAACTTGAAGAACGAATAATAAAACTAGAAAATGAACTTAACAATATCAACAATAAAATCAATAGCAAGTAGAAATGTTTGGAGCAGTGATTGGACTGCACCATTTTGTGATGCAATATTATTTTACAAAGAAAATTTCTATAACCACACCCACCCTGAGTGGAGAATCAACAGCAAGGAAATTCTAAAAGAATTAGACCTGTCCCATAAAAAATCTGAATTTAAAACTCCTTTTAAAATAACCCTTATTCGTTTTACTCAAAATGGATTTCACCAAGTAATGCCAAGAAAAGCAGTTTATATATCTATCGGTAATAACATTGCATTGGGTGCTATAAAAAAATCACCAGATTTTTTATATGGAGAGTTAGATAAAGTATTTGCTACTCCTTCTTGGGCTGCTGATTTCTGGAATAAAAAACAAATCTGGAATGAACATTTAGAGGAAGGAGATGCACATTTTGTAGGAAATCTAGGAGTAAGTTGCGTATATCCCCAAGAAAATAATATGTTTATTGAGGTAATTTATAAATGAAAAAACTTTCTAAACCACCAACACCAGACGAACATTTAGAAATGCACCCTCTTTTAGAATTTAGTTATGTTCAAAATAAAAAAGTAGTAAAAGACTTACGACCTGATGCAGAACTACAGGGCGAATTACAAGACAGCATACAATATAAAGCTCAAGAGAATGAAGAGTATGACGCGACCGTTCTAGCAAAGGCTGGAGAAAAGATAGAAGACCTTTATCAAGCTCCTACGAAAAAGAGTAATTATAACGTAGTAGGTGGAAACTCTACCCACGCTAACTTTGGTGGAACTTGGCAAGTAAAACCCAAAACACCTACAGTTTTAAAGACAGGTATTCCTATATTTATAGGAGCTAGTGACCAAAAGTGTGATAGAATACAAGAAAAAATCTTAACATATACTTTACAGAAAAATACAACAGAAAAATTAGACATAACCTTTTTAAGACCTAGTATGTTTCCTGGAGTATCAAGTATGGGTTGGGGTACCCCTTTTACAGGATTAAGATATGTAATACCAAAACTTATGAACTTTAAAGGAAAAGCTATCTATATGGATATGGATATGGTTAACTTTAGGGATATAGCAGATTTTTATAGTATAAATTTGTATGGTAAACCTTTTGGTATGATATGGGATTCTAAGTGTTCTGGTACAGGTGCTTTTTGTGATAGTATGATGTTAATGGACTGCGAGGAAACTCGTCATTTCTGGAATTGGGAAGAAGTATATTCTTATAACTTAGACAGTGTAGGTTTTAAATGGAAGTTTTTAGATAGACTAAAAAAATATGAGGAGCCAGAGCATCCATTAAGGAATGAGGCAGTAATTAGAATAGACTCTAGGTGGAACTCTTTTGATGGTACTATAACTGATGGAGTAGTAAATAAAAAAAATGAGCTACCAATGTATGAATTAGAACGTATATTTCATTTACATCTAACAGCATTAAGTTATCAACCTTGGCATAGTAGTTATTTAATGGCTGCTAAAGCAACTCATATGAGGTCTGATATAAGTGATTACTGGTGGCAATTAGTAGACGAGGTAAATACCATTGAAATTTGAAGAATTACTAGGCCCAATGGGGTTAAAAACATTTAAGGAAAAATACGAAGGCAAAAGACATTTTATAATCAAGTCCAAAAATAGGTTTCATGATTATTTTAGTTGGAAAGAATTTGACAATTATTTAAATCAAAAAAACATAGGAGCTTGGGATAGAACAAATCAATTACAAATTGTTACTGATAAGGGAAGATGGTGTAAGAAGAAAGACCCAAACCCTAAAACGAGAGAAGAAATATTTGATTTATGGAACGAAGGACATAGTTTTATACTAACTCTTAGCGAGTTTCTAAACGAAAGATTATGGAAACAATGTCAAGAATTTGAAAAATATTATGGAGGTGGACAAGCAAACATATATTGTAGTAAAAGAAAAGATGCAAAAGTATTTCCAATACATGCAGATTCCACAGATAATTTTTTATTTCATGTACGAGGAAAAATACGTTGGTTTATATATAACGAATTTCATAGAAAAGGTTTACCATATAGACCAGATAGTACAACTTTATTAGAAAGTTTTGTTCTTGACGAAGGTGATTTACTTTACATTCCGAAAGGACAATTTCATAGGGTAGAAACCCTAAGTCCAAGAATATCAATTAGTTTTCATTTCACTGAAAGAGGAGACAGACCTTATAAAAGGAATGATTGGTACGACTGGAAGCCATAGGAGAGTAACATGGCAGACGAACGATTCAGTGGCGATATGTCAAGGAATGAAGTAGAGATAGACCTTAATAAGTTTATGGAACTCGTTACCGAAAACAGTAATCTGAAAGCTGAAATATTAAAGTTAGAAAACGATAAAGAACCAGAAAATCCGTGGCAACGTTGGATTTGGCTATCTTCAATGATAGACGCTTGGAGAATCTTCCCTCGTTTATTTCTAACAGTATACATTGTACTACTCTATAAATGTACAATATGGTTTATGGAATTACCAGAACCTTCAATGGAACAATCAGGTTTGATTAGTATCGTTGTCGGTGCAGGTGCGGCTTGGTTTGGTCTTTACGCTGGTACAGCCAAGGACAAAATCAATAGCAAGTAAACCATGGAGACAATGTGGAAACACTACTGCAAGTGGGTGTGTAATATAGTTTATGCACCCATTGGCACTAAATGTCCATATTGTAAGAAATCACAAAATAATACTTGACATATGGTTATAATTTTAGTATAATATACATATGAAAAATACAGAATACAACGAACAAAAAACAGTCAATATGTGGAACTCAGAAACAAAAGAGTTTGACATATTCCATTACGGAGAGTGCGAACATTGTGGAGCAAAAGTACAGTCAGAGAATGGCGAGTGCCCACATTATAAGTGTTGGATTGCGTAATGAATTTATTTTATTTAGATGAAGACCTAGACAAATGCGCAGAGTATCATGTCGACAAGCACATAGTAAAGATGCCTCTCGAGGCAGCACAACTCTTATGTACTGCGATATGGATTGATGCCAAACTAGGTTTTGTACCCCGTGCGCTTGACAAGGACGAACGTGAGGTACTAAATAGTGAGAAAGCCAAGATTAAGCACCTACCGCTTGACCAGCGACCACTCACGCCCTACTTGCCGATGATGTATAATCATCCCTGCACGATATGGGTTAGGTCGAGCTTGGATAACTTTGAGTGGACTCATTGTTATGCTAACGCATTGAATGATGAGTACCACTATCGTTATGGTAAACAACACAAATCTATAGTAGAAGTAGTAAATAAACTACCTGAGCCAAAGAATATGCCCAGACTTGGATTTACAGAATTTGGACTAGCAATGCCAGATGAGTTGAAAGACTACGATAATCCTATACAGAGTTATCGAGACTACTATCATCTTGACAAAGCTACGTTCGCAGCATGGTCTCACAGAGACAAGCCTCACTGGTGGAATGAAGATTACGCCGACTATGAGGAAAGGATAACAGCAAAATGACAGAATTAGTTAAGTATGAAATCAATGGTATGTCTATGGTATTTCCAAAAGACATAACTGAAGAAGAATTACACAAGGAAATTGCAAAGAGATTGAATAATCTATACTTTACTAAGAGACCTATAGTAGTTAGAAAAAGCAATGGGGAAGAATATAAATTACTCAATGGCACAAGGATGCAAGGTAAGAGACACTCATCATGAATTTAGAAGAATTAATTGCAGTAGCAGAGGAGACTCCAAGAGTTATGGGGAAAGCAGAAGTAGTAAAACAAAATTTACAAGTACAACATGAAAAGGTTAGTGCTGAAATTGGCATACTTGAGAAAAAGTTAGCAGATAAGAAAGAGTACCTTGCAAAGATAGAAGGTGGAATAGATGTAGTTGATGAATTACTAAAATGATAGTAATTGAGGACGACTTTTATCCTAATCCAGATGAGGTACGTGAAAACGCACTTAGTATGTTTTTTCATCCTGGAGTAAGGGGTAAAAAAATTATGTTTGCAGGACAAAGAACTATGGGTACTTTTTCTGAGCATAACAGATTATTTTGTAAAAATAAAATTTCAAAGTTAATAAATAGAGATATAGTTAATTTTTCTCATAACAACAGTAACGCAGCTTTTACTTTAGGTAAAGAAGTATCTAGTCTCGGAGAACCTTATAAAAATTGGATTCATCAAGATAAAGGTAATCATGAAACTAAAAGAGCAAAAGAACTTAAAGCTCAAATGTTTGCTGCTGTCTGTTATTTAACACCAGATGATATAGCCCCTTCCCTTAAGTATGGAACAGGGCTATTTACAAATATGGAAAGTCATAAAAACTGGGCAACTCCAGCGCACAATTTTAGTAAAACTAAACTATTTCAGAATCAAGTAGACGATACAGATGACAATTTTAAACTGCATACTTATGTTGGTAATATGTATAACAGAATAGTAATATATCCTGCAACATACTGGCATGCACCTTTTAATCCTGGCTTTGGTCATGATAAAGAAACAGGAAGATTGATACAAATATTCTTTTTCTATGCAGAAAAATCAGGAGTTAATAAAGGTTACGAGGAAAAGTAAGTGTTAAAACCATCTGGAAAAACTTTAAGACACTTAGAAAAATGTATTTTACATGATGAATTAGTAAATCAAGAATCACATAAAGAAGAAATAAAAAACAAATCGTTGGTTCCCCTTTTATGGGATAGACCATTCAATCATGGTTTTATATACACTATATATGATGAAGAAATGTATTTAACTTATGTTAGATACTCCATAATGAGTTTAAGAATGGTACATCATTATAATAATTCTAAGATTATGGTTTTTGTAGAAGGAAAACTATGGAAAAAAGCCAAAGAAGAACTAAAAGGTTTATTATTTGACCATGACATAGTGCGGGTAGAAGGAAAAGCTGCTTGTTATAAACAAGTGATTGCTTGTCATCCTTTGATAAAAGATTTTGAATTTTGTACGTTTGTGGATGCAGATTTGTTCTTTTTGGGTAAACAAAATAGTATGAATGAACCTCTTACAGAAGTTAAAAACTTACTTTTAAATAACCCTACTTCTTTTGTATGGGCATTTAGTAGAAAAGAAACTCCTGATGTTTCACATACCTTTTTACATAAGCGAGGAAGAGAAGGAACACTTAGACCTCATACTTATACTTGGGATTTAGAAGAAGAACTAGAAATAGATGTAGAAGATTTGATACGTACAGAGACTATATGGAACATATCTTTTATATTTAGTTTCTGTCCAAAAAGATTACAGACAGATGAATACAAAGCTTGGGCATTATACTCTATGTTAGACAACAATATGTGTGATGAGAGTATTTGGTGGTTATGGAGTAAAAAACATAACTGTAAACCGTACTATTGGGGCAATCCAGGTATACCTGATTTATCTATTAGTACTACAAGCCATGAGTCTAAAGAAAAACTTCATTTGTTTCAACCTATGTTTACGGATACTTTGAAAAAAAAGATACATAGAAGATATGAAACTTTTATGGCAATACTAGAAATAGAAAATAATTATATGGATTTTATAAATGAAAGAATACAACAACGATAAGTTTAACGAAAGAACAGCATTGAATATGCTAAAAAATCATATACTAAAGACTTATGATAGTCATTACAGTATGAACAAAATCCAGTCAACCGAGTTCATCTTCGATGCTGGTCATGGAGAAGGTTTCTGTTTAGGCAACATTATAAAGTATGCGCAGAGATACGGAAAGAAAGATGGAAGAAACGAGCAGGACTTATTAAAGATTCTGCATTATGCAATAATTTTACTAGGGGTAGAAAATGAGAATAAAAAAACACGAACAGATTACACAAGCGAATATAACCAAGGTAATTGAGTTATTAAATCCAACGGATGGTAGTAAACCTATTACCAAGAAGGAAGCCTGTGGTATATTAAATATTGCTTACAACACAACAAGATTAGCAAATATTATAACAGAATTTAACGAGACTATGGAGTTTCGTGCAAAACGAAAAGCACAGAACAAAGGCAAAGCAGCAACACCACAGGAAATTAAAACCACAGTCGGTATGTATTTGGAAGGAAGTAACATTTCTGACATAGCAAAAGCATTGTACCGTTCTCCTGCTTTTGTAAAAGGTATCATTGAAAGAATTGGAGTACCTCAGAAGCTCTCAATGACTGACTATGAAGGAAGAAGAAACGCTATGTTACCAGAACAGTGTGTATCAGAAGAGTTTCAAACTGAAGAAAGAGTTTGGGCAATCAAACAAAATTACCCTGCTATAGTCCAAAGAGAACTAAGACCTGAACAGGCAGAAGAAAGAGGTTATAAAGTGTACTTAGTAAGTACAATAGAGTGCACACAAGACGATTTAAAAGATACGTACTTCCCACACTTAGAGCATGCTGGTAAACAATATTGTTTAGCTTCATACGAGTTGGGCAGTCTAAGACATTTACGCGAGTATATGTAACAAGGACATTTATGTCAGAATTAATAATAGCTATGTGGTTATCCGCATGGCTCATACAACTTTATGTGGTTTACCTTCCTATATTTAGGAGAATACCTCGTGGACATATAATTTGGAAACAGAAAATAATATCTGGAATTGTAACAATGATAATGACTTTTGTTATAGTACCTTTTGCTCTTTTCCCTATGTTAAGTCCCTCACATAAAATACGATTTCAGAGAGGATTTCTGAATGGATTACTAGGAGAATAAAATGTATAGAGGCAACCCCTATTACGATGCACTTGAAGCAAAGTATATAGCACAAATAAAAGAAGCACAAGCAGTTCTACAAACGTACTTTCAAAATTCAGTAGGTATCGGAGAACACTCTGATATATTGCCAGAGTTTGACAAGTGGATAGAGCAACTTGCATCAGCAGAAGAAAAGCTACAAGCATTGCGAAACTTATTAAAAAGATGAGCCAATCTTTAATACTTACATATAAGGGAGAAGATATAGCAGTAGTTAGAGATACGTATGAAAGAGCAGTATATGAGTATATGCATAGTTATGATTTTATAGGATTTGATAATTGGTTAGCAGAGGGCAACTTGCTTTGCCAAAAAGAACTCTATAAAAACTGTACTCATTTTGTCGATTTTAAGGACTGGGAAAATGAATTAGATACGTTAAACTTACATCCAAAAGATACATCAATTATGGTAGGTCAAAAAAGTATATCGGACTATAAGAATTGGTATACAATGAAAAGTGTAACTTTAATGTACCAGCTGTATCACGATGAGATTAATCACTTCGGGTATAGCTATTAAAAAATAGTTCTTGACTCATGCTTAAAATTCGGATATAATATATTTATAATAAGGAAATAAGCAATGAGCGACAGGTATTACACACAAATGCTAGAAACCACAGGTTGGTGTCCTGGTTATCGCAGTACCTATACTCTTGCCGAATACACACAAAACTATAAACTAAAAAGGAAAAGAACTATGGCGTGGACAGACGAAAGTAAAGAACAAGCAGTTGAAATGTATACTGCTGAAGAACCAACTCCAGAGAATAGCATGGAGATTGTTAAGAATATTGCTGAAGAATTAGGCGAGAGCCCAAATGGTGTCAGAATGATTCTAACAAAAGCGGGAGTTTATGTTAAGAAAACTCCAGCAGTTAAATCTTCATCAGGTGGAGGCGGCGGCAGAGTAAATGTTGCAGCAGCACAAGATGGGTTAACTAAAGCTATTAGTGATATGGGCGAAGAAGCAGATAGTGCTATCATCAGTAAATTAACTGGTAAAGCAGCAGTATACTTCACTAACCTAATCAACAAACTTAACGATTAATACCCCTGGAATGTGGGTGGTCTTCGGACTGCCCGCACTTTTTTGCATCTAACAGAAAGACCTTGCAAGACGATACCATGATTGGACGGTAATAGATATTAACCTACCAACAAGGAACGCATGAAAAAAGACGATTTTGTTAAAAAAATTGATGACGCTGGTGATGCAGTAGTCACCTATCGCAGTCAGAATAGTCGCAGAATGAAATATAATGTCTGTACTAGAGACTTTGATAATAAATATATACAGGAGAAAAGAAACAGAGCAAAGCCGAACAATAATCAAGTATTGTTGTTTTGTTGGGATACTGATTCTTATAGATTGTTATCTCCTGAAAGCGTAACTTCTATCCTTCCTCTCGCGAGGATTTTGAAAAATGATAGAACTACATAACGCACCCCCTGTTTACGAAAAAGAAATAGGCTATAACGAAGCTAAACATGAAAAAATCTTTGTTATGGTTAATACTTTTCGTGGAACAGAGTATCTACATATTAGAAAATACTATCAAGACTTTGATGAAGAATGGAAACCTACAAGGGACGGTATAGCCATGCCTCTAGATTTTGATAATAGTCGTGGGCTCTTTGAGGCATTAGTAGAGATACTTTCTATATCAGAAGTCAAGGGAGTGCTAGAAACTCATTTCAAAGAAGTGTTAGATAAGATATACCTATAGCACCAAAAAATAGTCCTTGACAAATCCTTAAAAATTCTGTATAATATATCTATGAATAAGACAGAATACCTAGAATTGTGTAATCAAAAGTATGCAGAAGGCAATCCAATATTGCCTGACGAAGTATACGATAGACTCGTGGAAAATACCGAACTTGAAAGTAAAGTTGGGTATGACGTCACAGAGGAAAGATTTAAACACCCCTTCCCAATGTATTCATTACAAAAAGTTTTTATCGGAGAAGATAAACAACCACAATGGGATATTAAACAACCACAGATAATGACTGCCAAGTTGGATGGTGCAGCCGTGTCTATAACTTATATAGAAGGCGTACTGACACAGGCGTTGACTCGTGGTGATGGTAAAGCAGGACTAGATATTACTGATAAAATTAAGTGCTTAGTGCCAAATGAAATATGGAGTAAAGGATTGAAACAGATTACTGGAGAAATCGTTGCCCCTAAAGAAATACCAAACGCTAGAAATTATGCGAGTGGTGCTTTGAATCTAAAGGACTTAGAAGAATTTAAATCCCGTAATCTTACATTTATATCTTATGGTATTCAACCAGCAATTTGTGCTGAGTGGAGTGCTGATATGGGTATGCTAAAAGATATGGAATTTAACACTGTCACACAAAGTGATTGGACTGAATTTCCTCACGATGGTAAAGTTGTAAGGGTCGACTCTAATATATATTTTGAAACATTAGGCCACACCTCACACCATCCAAGAGGAGCTTTCGCTCTGAAGACAAGACAGGCAGGAGTAGTTACTCGACTCTTAGACGTTGAATGGAATGTCGGGAAGTCAGGTGCTGTTTCACCAGTTGCAATCTTAGAGCCGTGTATCATTGGTGAAGCGACAGTAAGTAGAGCAACCCTACATAATATCGGATATATCGAGGCATTAGACCTAGAGATTGGATGTGATGTGGAGGTTATTCGTAGTGGAGAAATCATACCTCGCATTGTCAAAAGAGTAGAGTATGAAAATAAAAGATAGAATACAAAAAAGACTAGATGTACTAGAATACATGATGAAGAATAATATTCACATAGCAGACCCCAACGGGTGCATGGAATATAGTTTAACTATCAGCAAATTTTGGTCAGTTCTTTCAGAAGAAGATAGAGATTTTATACAAGGATGTCAGTCTTCAATCGAAGAAGGCTGGGAGTGGGAATGAGAGTATTAATTCTAGCTACTGGACGAACAGGAAGTACTCAACTTATGAAGGGTATTGCCGATGGACTTGACTATAATTATATCGCAGAGCCTTGGAATTTAGACTTAATAAATATACTCGACAAGAAACACCAGGAAATAGATTTCCACAATCTTCCCGAAGATGTAGTGGTAAAAGTTATTGTAAATACAAGACAATTCTTAGGATTTTATTTGTATTGGACAAATGGCCCCTATAATACTGAAGGACTCGACTGGTTAGATACTTGTAGTGAAGCTGTATTTTGGTATCGATTTGCACTAAGGTTTGATAAAGTTATAATATTAGACAGATATGATACTTACGGTAAAGTAATAAGTGCACAAATGGCGCAGGCATATAATATTTGGGACAATAAGTATGAATTTGATGAGAAGTTACTGCCTGAAAATATAGACGAACTTAAGCTTAAAGAGGAAGTAAGTAGTGCACTCTTAAAAATACTTTCTACAAAATTAAAAATTGATATAACATACTATGAAGAACTTTATGATAACATTCAAAAAGAAAACTATTTCAATCTTCCACTAGACTCTAAAAGACTATTTGACAAATATTTGAATACCGAATATAGGTATCAAGTAAGATGAGTGGAGGAGTATATAATCAAACCTTTTTTAACAACCATCCGTGGGAGAAAGAAAAGGACGGCATACTATATGGCATAGTACTAGTAAACATGCAAACATGGGAACGCGAAACAATAAAAGTAGGCATCGCAAAAGGTCGAACATTCAAAGACGCAGTAAAAAGAGGGCGTGGATTTACAAACTACGACATCCGAATACAGAGACTTTGGCAGGGGACAATATACGATTGCTGGAGATGGGAACAGAAACTACACAAGATGTACAAGAATGACAGACATAAAACACAACACCATTTTGGAGGGCATACGGAATGCTTTAGCATGGAATCCAAGATTCTACAAAGCTTCCCCAAGAAAAATGAAGTATTTAGGGATTAGTGAAGGTTTCCACGATGCTGCAGTGGCATATATGGAAGACGACAAAATTCTATTTGCAACTCAAGCTGAGAGGTATAGCCGTGTCAAGAATGATAAAAGACTTCCTGTAGAGTTTAAGAAACTTGAGTGTGACAAAAGTTTCTTCTATGAAGATACAGAACTTAAAAATGCTCGTAGAATATCTAGTGGTATGAAGCCTACAGAAAATGGTAAGTTTATAACAAACCATGTTAAACATCATGAGAGTCATATGGCAGCAGCATACTATACTGCTCCTTTTGTTCCAGATGTTACAGTAGTTATAGATGCCATTGGAGAATGGGACACAGCAAGTATTTGGGTAAATCATGAGAAAGTATGGAGTAGAGAATATCCTTGGTCACTCGGATTATTCTATAGTGCTATAACGAAACGAATAGGACTTAAACCCAATGAAGATGAGTATATAACAATGGGTATGGCGGCATATGGAACTCCTTGCGTAAATATGAATGATATAATACACACAAATTTACATAAAGGAATACCGACAAGAAAGTGGTTCTGGAATACGCCAGAGGATATAGCCGCAAGTGCACAAATGCATATAGAGTACGAAATTGAAAAAATATTTGATAAAGCTAGACTGTATGGAGATAAAGTAGCATACGCTGGTGGAGTTGCATTAAATTGTGTAGCAAACAGTAAGATTAGAAAAAAGTTTAAAGAGATGTGGATATTTCCAAATCCAGGAGATGCAGGTAGCGCACTAGGTTGTATACTTGCTCATACAAAACAAAGAATAGAATTTAAAGATACTTTTTTAGGGTATGATATTGATAGACCTATCAATCCTACTAAAGTAGTAGAAGAATTAATTAATAACCGAATGGTAGGAGTAGCAAATGGAAAAGCAGAGTTTGGCCCTAGGGCGCTTGGTAATCGCAGTCTTCTTGGCGATATCCGTTATGACATTAAAGACACCGTTAATGATGTCAAAAAACGACAGAAGTTTAGACCCTTCGCTCCCGCGATACTGGAGGAGTTTGTAGATGAATACTTTGAAGGCCCTACTAATGAGTTTATGCAATACGTTGCAAAAGCAAAACACGACCACAAAGCAGTCACGCACGTTGATGGAACTGCAAGAGTACAAGTGGTTAGAAAAGACAGCAAGTCAATACTTCGACCCATACTAGAAACGTATTACGAAGTAACAAAGATACCAATGCTGTTAAATACAAGTTTAAACATTAAAGGGCAACCTATGGTAAATACCTGGGAGGATGCCAAGTTATTTGAAAAAAGATATGGAGTAAAAGTATTTTGAGTGAGTCAGTATTAGATTTAAATTATGTAGACAACCCTGGGGTATGCAAAAGATATAGTAGCACACAACCTGAAATTTATTATAATGGGGATAGCTTTACTCAAGGAATGGAGTTACAAGATAGATTTAACGGATGTTATACACATTTAGTTGCAGAACATTTTAACCAAACTTGGGGAAGGTCATCTAAGATAGGGGGAGGTAACGACAGAATACTGAGAGTTACTAGTACCGATATGATGCAGATGCCTAAGAAACCTAAGTTAGTAATTATACTATGGTCTGGACCGAACAGAGTAGAGTATTTAAACAGTTTAAATATATGGAGACAGGTAGGACATATCAGATTTGGATTCGATAGAAAACTACTAGAAATTAGAAGAAGTGATATTTATTGTCACCCTGATATGACTAGAAATCAATTTGAAGGGTGGAAATATTATATGAGATATTGCAGAAGTATCAAATGGAATCTACATGATATGTGTATGCAGATGATTTATCTTAGAAGATTACTTAATAGTGAAGGCATACCTCATTTATACTATTTTATGAGCAAAGGACAAATAGACTGCGCCCTAGAATCTTTAAATGAGAAAAGAAGAGAAGGTGCAAACATAGTATGGGAACAGCAATATGATATGACTAGAAAGGATTTTGAAAGAGAAATTCCTGAGTTAAATGATGAAGGTTTCTACGAAATGACAAAGTTTAGATTAAAGAACGACTATGGTCCAATGGATCATCCGTTAGAGAAAGGTCATCAAGCAATGGCCGATAAAATAATACAGGATATATATGATAAAAATTTGGATAAAGTCTTTAGTAAAAAAGATTAAAGCATTACACTTTCAATGGAAAAATCGAAACATTGTAGAAGATACACACATCTACGAGGAGTAGTAAATTTTGAATGTGGAAATTTTCCTGAGCAATTCAAAAATAGTTCTTGACAGATGCTTAAACTTTTTGTATAATATATTATATATTTGAGAGAGAAAAGAAATGACAACGATTACACCACCGACTAACTGTCCTTGTTGTGACTCCATACTGGAGTTAGTAAACGAGCAGTTGTTCTGCAGAAACACGAAGTGTCCTGCGCAGTGGACTAAAAAGTTAGAGTCCTTTTCATCTTCTCTTAAAATAAAAGGGCTTGGGCCTTCGACTATCTCTAAGTTAGGTGTCGAATCTCTGCCCGAGCTTTATGAACTTACTGTATCAGATATACAGAATAGAATACATAGTGAAAAATTAGCTGAGAAACTTTTTGACGAACTAGAAAAGTCAAAGAGTAGCAAGTTGGTAGACATTCTACCTGCTTTCTCAATACCACTTATTGGTCGGTCGGCTTCTCAAAAATTATGCGATACAATATCAAACATCGAAGATATTAGCGAGAACAGTTGTACTGAGGCAGGTATCGGACCAAAAGCATCAGCTAACTTGGTAAATTTCATGGAAACTGAATTCTATCCTAATAGATACAAAGACACATTACCCTTTAATTGGAATAATAAAATTAATAAAAAGAAAGAGGTCACAGGTGTTGTATGTATAAGTGGTAAGTTAAAAAGTTATCCTACAAAGGCTCATGCTACGAAAGTACTAGAGTCATATGGATTTGTAGTAAAATCAAGTCTAACAAAAGAATGCACTCATCTTATAAATGAGTCAGGCATTGAGTCAGCAAAAACACAGACAGCTCGTGACCGAGGTGTTATAATAATAAGTAATATTAAACATTTAATTGGAGAAAATTAAAAATGGCATTACCAAAATGGACAGACGAAAGAACTTCAGAATTAACTTCTTTCGTGGGCAGTGAGTCCCCTATCTCACAAACTACTGTTGCTTCAGCAGCAGAGCAGTTAGAAACTTCTGTAAGAAGTGTATCTAGCAAATTAAGAAAAATGGGTTATGATGTAGAACTAGCTTCTGCTTCAGCTTCTAAGTCTTTTTCAGACGACCAAGAAGCTACTCTTAGCACTTTCGTGCAAGATAACTCAGGTTCTTACACATATGCAGAAATCGCATCAAACTTTGAAGGCGGAGCTTTTTCAGCTAAGTCAATTCAAGGAAAAATCCTTTCTATGCAGTTAACAGAACATGTTAAACCTGCACCTAAAGTTGAGACTGTAAAGTCATACAACGAACAGGAAGAAGGACAGTTCGTATCATTAGTTAATGATGGTGCGTTTATTGAAGATATCGCAGAAGCTATGGGCAGAAGCGTGAATTCAATCAGAGGAAAAGCATTATCACTACTAAGAGCTGGTGAAATCAACGCTATTCCTAAGCAGAAAGAAACCAAAGGTTCAAGCAAAGCTGATCCTTTAGCAGGTGTCGACATTGACGGCATGACTGTTGAAGAAATTGCTGATGAAATCGGCAAAACAGTAAGAGGCGTGAAAACAATGCTTACTAGAAGAGGCTTACAGTGCTCAGACTATAACGGAGCTGCTAAAAAAGAAATAGGCTAATACCTATACTTCGCGGGCGAGCTTTCCTTCGGGATTGCCTCGCCTTTTTTATAACTTAATAATTGTTTTGGGAGATTCAATTGACATTAGAAAGTGCATTACTTAAGCAAATACTTGCGAATGGTGATTTTAATACTTGGAACGGGTTAAAAGAACACTACTTCCCTGAAGGTGAATACCGAAAACTGTGGAAGATAGTAGACAAACACGTACATAAGTATCATGACTTGCCAACGTTTGAAGATTTAAAACTGGAGATTCGTTCAAGAGAACTCCAAGAAAAAATCTATGCTATTGAAACTGTGGAAACAGATGTTGATGCCATTCTTTTATTAGATTATTTAAAAAATCAATTTACACAAAGTGAGATTCTTACTAGAATTGAATCTTTTGTAGATACTCAAATAGCTATCGGCGATGCTCGTGAGAACATTGACTTGTTGCAAGAGATTGTAGTACAAGTAGAAGATAGAGTAGAAACTACTAGTGATAACGAAAGTATGGATACTATAGAGCTATTTGATAGTGAGGAAGACTATGCAAAATACCTTCCTCTAGGTCTTAATTCAGAGTATGATTTTGACTATAAATTCTCTCCCAA